ATTTGTTAAAAACCTTTGCTAAAAAGTATGGCATGACAGTTTTCGTGATTTCTCATGATCCTCTACCTGAAGAATATTTTGATACCAAGATCCAGGTTGAAAACACCGATCATTTTTCTGACCTAAAGATCGTTTAGGCTAACCTTTTCTCATTTTCTTAGTATTATATTTGAATAGTATTATTTCCACAGTATGATTACATTTAAAGGGCACACGTTTGCACAAGCATATAAACAGTCAATAGAGCACTTATTGACAAACGGGATGATTAACAATGCTAGAGGCACAACAAGTAAAGAATTGCTTGATGTTGCAATAGTAATTGATGATCCAACTCAGTGCTTGTATGATAATGAGGTCAGAGGATCTCAACAAAAGTACATTGCTGCTGAATTTCTATGGTATTATGCAGGCCGTAATGACGTTGCCTTCATTTCAAAATGGGCAAAGTTCTGGGAAACCATTCAAAACCCAGACGGAACCGCTAATTCAGCGTACGGCAATTTAATCTTTAATGAGAAGAATCAATATGGGATTACTCAATACCAATGGGCGATCCAAAGTTTAATGAATGACTCTAGTACTCGACAAGCAATCCTTCATTTCAACAAACCTGATCACCAGTATTTGACAAATAAGGATTTCGTATGTACGATGTACGCGAATTTACACATTCGTCAAAATAAGTTATACATGAGCGTTTACATGAGAAGTAATGATGCTATTTGGGGTACTCCAACCGATGTAGCATTCTTTTGTTCTTTGCAGATGCAAATTCATGCTCATCTAAAGGAAATCTATCCAGATCTTGAACTTGGTACATATACTCATGTTGCAAATTCTTATCATGTTTACGATAGACACTATGATTTAGCACAAAGAATGCTAGGGTCAGACTTCGGCCCAGTTACTCTACCTGCAATTACTACTGATTTGATAGAAATAGACGGATCCTCAAGCGAAGATTTTAATATTGTATTCGCAGCAGCAACAAATCATACTGATGAACTTGTGTTATTTCAACAAGACAATGATCTTTTAAAATGGATTTTTGAAAAATTAAAAGAAGATAAGAATGTCAGTTAATTCAACCAGCATACAGCGTCAACACATGATCGATGTCACGTACATCAAGATGGCCCAAACATGGTCAGGCCTTTCTCATGCGATCCGTAAAAAGGTTGGAGCTCTAATTGTAAAGAATAATACAATCATTGCCGATGGTTACAATGGAACACCGTCCGGCTTTGAAAATGAATGCGAAATTGCAATAAATCACGAGGACGGATCGTTTAAGGAATACCAGACTAAATGGTATGTCTTACATGCTGAGTCCAATGCTTTAGCAAAGGTTGCCAAATCAACACAAAGTAGCGAAGGGGCTACTCTTTATATTACCTACTCTCCGTGTACCGATTGTAGCAAATTAATTCTACAAGCAGGAATCAAAAGAGTTGTGTATTTAGAAGAATACCGAGATATCGCCGGCCTAGACTTTTTACGAAGAGCTGGCGTTGAAGTTAAAAAAATCGACCCAGAAACTCTATGATCGATTCTTTAGAAAGAAAGCTTGAAATAGTTTTTGTAAGAGATCAAAAGCAATTCATTCAAGCTTTTAATAAAAAGCAAAAATGCGACTATTTACTGAATGTAAATAAAATAATAAAGGAAAAATTCGATCACGAAATTCTAGTGCCGAATAAAATCCAAGCATTCCTAATAAACTATGAGATTAAGAAACTAATCGATAAGGCAATTAATGTTAGGAACCGTAAGTATAACCGAATAATCTATGTTAATGCTGGCCTCAGTGTTAGTAATATCAATAACACAATCAAGTTCTTAAATACCGCTTATGGAACAATCGAATTCGTTCCCAAATTAATAGACGGGGACTTTGAAATTGGGGAACTCGCTGGAGTAGAGACAATAAAAAAGGGGCATTAAGCCCCTTTCTTGTTTTATTAATTAAATGAGATACAATTAAGCTTTTGATTTTACGACTTTACCAGAATAAATCATTGCATCTTCAGGTTTATTCTTGTCGTTAATAGCTACAATATCAAAATCTCCATCCTTATCGGCCTTTGGCGAAATCATTATCGTTGCATTAGGCTTGATACTTAAATTAGTTGAATTTATTACCGTGAATGAGATAGCTTCTTTGCTAGTGAAGTCTTTATCACTAGTTCCTTCAACTTCAAATGATGCACCATCTGCTGAGATGCTAAGTTTATAGGAATTAGGATTCGCAGAAGCAGTCGGCTCCGCCTTTTCAGGTGAAGTCATTTCGTCTTTTTCAGCTAACCACTGTTCAAATAGCTTGATCATTCTTAATTAAGCGTTTTCGTCAGAATTGTCGTCATCTCCGATTGCATCGTCTTCGTTGCCATCTTCATTTCCGTCTTCATCATTCTCTTCTGTACAAAGTTTTTTAACTGCTGCACATAATAGATCGCAAAGATCTTCTTTTTCCATTTCCATCTTTTCAGCGATGTCTTCGATGATGTCTTTAAGATCATCTCCAAAGTCTTCCATTAAAGCGGCTAATTGTTCTTCATCGATTACCGGCTCATCAGACGGCATATCGTCATTAGCTGGCATATCATCGTTTGCTGGCATATCTTCTTCTGCCTCAGCGAACATGTTGAAATCTTCGTTAACGAATTGTTCAAATCGAAGGATTTTTCCTTCTTCAACAGCGTCAACTGTTGCAATTGTTGGTTTTGCGTACATTGGTTCAAATGGTTTTTTCTTTGCCGTTCTTGAAATTAAGTCACGAGTTACCGCCTTCCATGTTGGGTCATAATTATGGTTGAATTTTCCACCTTCAAAATCGGCATTTCTGTCAATTACTCGCTGGTAGCCTTTCAATGTTTCTTTTTTTGATGTATCAAAGTCTTTCTTTGAATTTGGTCCTCCGAAACTAGGTTTCTTTGGATTCATGTAATCATCCATTGAAGGATTACGTCTGTCTTTGGTGTTGAACATGTCCATACTTTTAGATGATTATTTTTATTGTCCGATTCTTGATTCAGTGTAAGAGTCTGCTGTGAATTGTACAGTCAATTTATAGATACCTTCACTTGTGTAATCAAGAACAGTTTCAGTCATTTTATTAGGGCCAATGAATACTGGCGAGAACATGAAATCTCTAAAGATTAAACCTGCTCTGTTGAACTGAGTTACTTGAATGCTTGCATCTGCGTAATCGGTTTTTAATCCTTGACGACCAGTTAATGGGTTATAAATTAAATCAGCCCATGCTCTCAATGCATTGTAAATGTACATATCGTTAGTATTGTTCAAGTTAACCTCAAAATCAATTGTGAACTGATGATATGTTTGAGCTGGTTTTGCTGGTGCGTAAGTTCTTTGTGAGAATTTATAGTTTTGAATAACAACTGCTGATCCTGATCCTGCGTATTCCGGTAAGCTAGTTACTTTCAACACGTGCTCAAGCATTAAGTTATTACCAAAACCGATTTTTCCAGACACTGCAGGTGGCGGGGTAATGATAACCTCGAACTGATTAAGGTAAATAGGTTCGTACTTACCAGGACCTGCTGTTGAATTTTTAAAATGTGGTAGACCTGCCATCGTATGTCTTTTATTTTTTAGTTATTTATTCTGAGCCTGATCCACTTGTTTATCAGGAGCCTTTTCTTTTTGATCAGGTTCCCTAGCGCTCAGTTCTTTTTGTATTTGCTTTTGAATTGACTTGATCTCAGATGTAGATTTGCTTCCGAGAGTTATGTTCGTTGCCTTGATAACGTCAGCTAGATCAAGTTCAGGTTTTTCTTTTGAGTACACCGTATTAATTTCTGGAGTAAAGCTTAATTCAACAGAAGGCAATATTTGAGCAAGTAAATTTCCGCCAAATTTGAATTCCTTTTCGTTAAATTCGTCAAATACCATTTTGAAAGTATCTCCGAATACACCAGCCATTGTGATTTCTGCCCAGATTTTAGGCTTATTATCAATCTGTTCTCCCGATATCTTTTTAGTTAAGTTATTTGATATTTTATAGAGAAACTTAACCCCGCCAGAATACGCTCCGCGTTCTTGTTGACCTTCCATGAATCTGAGCTTGTCTCCTCGAACTACTACTGTATATGCATATTCGCCAGCCGCAGCTTTAGGTTCCTCGGTCTTCACCTCAGGTTCATCATTTTCTTTTGGCTTATTGTCTATCACCGCAGGTGGTTGGGGTTGCTCGTACTTAACCAGAGCACCTCCAGAAGAGCCTTGGCCTAACTGTTTAGGTTGAGCAGGTCCAGCATTTAACGCCTTTTGAGTCGAATCATCTTCTGCATCGACTTCTGCTCCTGAGCCTAATGCCTTTTGAGCACCAGGTCCTGCAGGTAGAGCCTTTTGCGCAGAATCGTCGTCTTCATCATCTTCTCCTGAACCTAATGCCTTTGGAGTAGGAGGTCCTGGAGGTAATTCTGCCTCGTTCTTAGCAGGTTCTTCCTTTTTCTGATCCTTCTTCATCACCGCAATCTTTGCGTCAATTATCTTATTGATTTCAACGATTAGATCATTTAGAAGAGACCCGGATGTGTACTTGACATACTGTGGAGCACCGTATGCTGAACTGTACTTCAGGTCAGGATACACGTCAGTTTCATGAATCTCAATTGACTGCTTGTTCTGATTCCATAGGGGTTGTTGCCCTTTTCCAGGATTCTTCCAAGTGATCGCGAAACTAATTATTGATTCTGCTATTACGCCTTGTTCTGCCAAGTGTTATCCTAGTTCTTTTTCGCCCTGGAATTCTTTTCCACGGTTAGATTTCTTTCTGGTTGGGTCGACTGGTTTATAGTTAGCCCAAATTTCATTGTAAATTCTGCAAGAAGCTCCCATGAAATTAACGATTCCAACGTACTTCTTACGGTCTTCGCCCTTCATTTTAGAGATTTTCTTTCCAATGCTTCTCGCATCGTCCAAGTCTAATTCCTCGTCATCGGTCTTTCCAACCAAATCTTTAAGAGAATTCTCCTGGACCACATAAGCTTGAAAGGACTGAACCTTATGCTTGTTTTGATCTTTCATTTCAGGATCGCTTTTTTATTACTTAGGCATTTTAGCCATGCCAGGTTCAACATTCTTGTTGATAGTCTTTCCTTTGATAACTAATTTAGCCATCTTAGGTTCAACTTCTTTCTTGATTGCACTACCTTTAGCAGTAGGTAACTTAGAAGTCTTTTCGTCAACTGTTTTGTTGATTGATTTACCTTTACCTTTAGGTAGGTCAGCCATTTCAGGTTTAACTGATTTGCTGATTGCTTTACCGTTCCCTTTAGGAAGATCGGAAGTTTTAGTGTCTACTGACTTGTTAGACTTAGAACCTTTACCTGTAGGTAGGTCAGCCATTTGTTGATCAATCGACTTCTTTTCAAGAAGGAATTCGCCGTAGCTTAGAACTGATTTGCTCATTGTGTTTTATTATTTTATGGTGTCTTTAGGAATATTATTTATTTGAGCTCGAAGCATAAAAACAAAAAAAGGCTCTCCAATGGAGAGCCTTCTATTATTGTCCTATTTCGTTGTTACGATTAGTAAGAAGCAGAAGGACGAGTTGAACCAGTCAATACTCCTAGGCCAGTTACTTCCATAGTGATGTATTGAGTTTCAGGATGCCATCCAGCCTCAGTGATTGCATAACGAGACTTCATACCGATCTTAGGAGAGAAAGTTCCCTCTGCGATAGTTTGAAGAGACTCAGCCATGATGTAAGGTAAGAATTTAACACCTGGTTCTTCGTCAGCACCTTTACGTCCGATGTGGATACGGTTATCGCTGAAAGACAAGTTAGGATCTACGTAGATGGTTAAACCATGTACTTTACCTGCAGGATACAATTGACCTGGAGTAGAAGGTAGATCGTTGTTGAATGGAGCGAAAGAGTAACCAGCAACATCAGCAAGAGCAGATGCAACACGACCGTTAGTCACGATGTAAGTACCAGCACCGAAACGACCTCTATGATAAATCAAGTTAGCCATTTCAAGAATTTTGGTTACAACGCGACGTTGTAGTGTTGAGATGTTCTCGAAACCAGTTGAACCTACAGTTAGGTCAAGGTTACAGATGTTAGCACCTTCAACCGCTTCAAGAGCAGTTTTGTGAGTAGCACCTAAAGTTAATACTCTGTCAACCAATTTCTTGTTGATAGATTGAGCAAGTTCGTTAACTGCTACGTTTTCCAACATAGAGATTACGTCGAAATTCCAAACTCTGTTAAGATCTTGGATTTGCTCAACTGTTGCAGAGATAGCAACTTGATCGCCTTTAGCCTCGATGAACTTAGTGAACATACGAAGACCCATTTGACGGAATTTAGAAACCTCAGCGTTAGCACGAGACATTCCACCGAAATTAGCTTGAGAGCCAGTAGATCCTAAGAAAGGACCGTCTACGTCTGTAGCTTCAGTTGAACCTGTACCAGTCCACTCGTTATCAGTTAAAGAAGTGAAACCAGAGATGTGGTTTTCAAGAGCTGAAACTAATTCGAATTTCTCAGTTGTTGAGAAAGTGAATAGAGCAGAACCAGTTACTGCGTAAGCACCAGAGCTGATCGCAGAAACTGCTTTAAGAACTGGAGAACCAGTAGTTAAGTAGTCTTGGATAGAGTAGCTAGCTGAATCAGTAGCAGAGATTACTTTGAAGATAGGAGTACCATCAACACGAGATCTTCCAACGTATTGGATGATCAAGTCATCAGATAAAGCACCATCGATACCGTAGATAGTACCTGCTGTGATTGATGCAATCAAACCTGTACCAGCAGCACCTGCTAATACTGCTCCAGTTAATTTAACTAGGAACGGCTCGTATTGCTTGTCAACGTTACCACCTTGGTAAACGTAATCCAAATAAGGTAGGAAACCTACAGGAGAATC